AAAGCCGAACATGAAAAAGAATTAGCTGAAAATGATAAAAAAGTAGCAGAAACAAATGCAGAAACAAAACGCAAAAATGAAGCAAAAGCGAGCGAAGAAGCGCAACAATTAGCAAAAGAACAAGAACAAATTACAACATCTGAACAAGCAACGCTAAACATTTTAAACAGTCAATTTTCAACATTTGGCACATTTGAATTAGTAACACACGACCATTATAAAGCGTTTAGAATGACGTTGACCGACCAAGCGTTAATTGATGAAGTAAATACCATTCCATACAATAAAGAAGCGTATCGTGCATGGGAAAATGGTTTAGTCGTAGGTATGGTGAGTTTAACAACAGGTGACAGCAATATCATGCCACCCACTCAATATGGAACGTATAGTATTCAAGTGGCATCACCAGTAAAAGCTGAAAATAATATTCTTGAAATATCTTATGGAAATGTTGCTTATGACTTTGCGGCAGATTTTAAATGAATCATGTACCTTTAAAGAAAAATAAAATTAATTCAAGCGAGAGGGGAAAAATTAAAATGACATTTGATTATGAAAAAGCTTTGAATGAACGTTTAAGTAAATTGGAAAAAGTACAATGGTTCGAGGTTGCAGAATGGTTAGAAAAAGATGATTTTAAAGGGTTGTATTATTCTCATAGTGATGGAATGTTTCCAACGAAATTAACACGAGCTACACGATTACGAGTTTCAGAACTAGCAACTTACAAATGGTATTTCGAAAAATAACATTACAAAAAGGAGAATGATTAAAATGGCAAAAGAATATTCATGTGTTATTGATTCTAGCGAGTTTTTAACAATTGACGAGCAAATTGGTAAAATTGGATTAGATTTTACAGCATACGGTGAACATGGAATGGTTACACTCATTTTAAGCAAGGAAGATGTAATTAAAATACACGAACAATTAAAAAATATTTTGGAAGGTGAAGTGTAATGAACACAGTCACGTTAATTTTAATTGCAATGACAATTATCAATGTATCACTCAAGTTTTTACAGTTACAAATTAGACAAAAGGTCCAAACGATTGCTAAAAAGAAATAAAAAAGCAAGATGAAATCAATGCTAAATTAGACATCGAAATAGCATTAATCACTTACGCAAACGATGTGTACGATGAAATGAAGCAAAATATGGAAGTCGTTAAAAATTCGGAACACGCTGATTATTTCAAATTAGGTTATCGTTCGGCGATAATTGATTTACATCTTATATTAGAACAAGATGCGAAAGAAAGGGTGGAAAAAACGCAATGAACATTTACACCGTGATTTATAAAGAACGTGACCAAATTAGTGGTCGTTTATCAGAAAATAAAAAGGTTGAGCAAAATATCGACCATTTTAGTCAAATGATTCAGTATCAAAAGAGCGGCTTTTTAGTTATTCAATCTGTGACATTACAGGAGGAGAAAATCAATGACAAATAATGTTAAAGACGTAGACATTCCATCATACATGGAATTAAGACAAATATTCGTTGTGGGTGTATACGATGAACAACACAAGCGTATACGCTACACACGAGCAATTTACAATTCAATACAGGAAGCCATCAACAGCGCTAGAGGTTTAGAAACGCGTTATAAACATCAATACGCAAAAGACAGTTTATTAGTTATTCGTGTTGCTGATGGTGAAATTATCGACCGTAAATCATTTTTAAAAGGCGGAGAAAATTTCAAGAGGACGAGCATATGACAATATCAGATTTATTAATCATAGCGACAGGCATTTTGATGGGAAATTTAATCGTAGCGTTAGTTGAACATTGGTGGAAAAAGCGCAAATAAATATTGGAGGAAAAAAAATGAATTTCGATACTATTTTAGCAATCGTAGCAGGAGTATTATTAGGTAATTTTATCTTATCAATCATTAATAAAAACAAACGTAAATAAAACCTTGTCTATTATTTCATTGTGTGATACATTAGTACAGTATTTAATACCAAGGAGGTAATAGACATGATTTTAATTTTAGTAGGAATGGTATACGTGGTTGCGTGTGTATTCGTAATAGACAAAGTGCAGAAACGAGGTGAGAAATAATGGAATTTGACCAATATGTTTTAGGTGCAATATATGTAGGTGTAAACACAAACAACATTGTTCAAGTTGTAGAAATTACACAAGAAGAAAGTTATCATAAAATTTATACAAATAGGTTGACCAGAAATGGTCCGAAAGAAGAAATTTATTACGGTTGGTCAAAAAATTTTGCTATTAATATACATGCTTTTCGTGAAGCGACGAAAGAAGAGGAACAAATTTATTATGATGCCGCTAAATGGCGAGCTAATTTTGACAGGGATTATTTAGACGTTCAAATTGGAGATTTAATAAAAGACGTTGAAACCAATTTGTTAGAAGAAGTAACCGATGTTTCAATGGCTACCGAAGGTATCAAATGTGGAATGCTGAAAATGTACAAAGCAAATGATTTGGAATGGAAACACAAATGCGGAGATTATGATTTTTTTGGTTATGATGATATAGCCATCGTTTCTCATTTTGACCAACGTTTAACATCTACTACAATTGCGCCAAAAATGCAGTATCCCACAAAAACAAATGTTGATTTTTAAACAAAGGAGAATAAATCATGTCAGATAGAAAATTTAAAGATTTCAACGGTGACATCAAAAAAGGTGGTTGGTATCAAGAACAAAAACCAACCGACCCGACCGAATCGCCGTTAGTACGTTGTGACCTCACTTGTTGGTCATTAAAACCTGATTTAGAAATGGGAATGACACAAAGAACGGTATACATTCACATTGAAACATTGCGAGACTTACAACAAAAAGAGATTCCTCAATTTATCGCTGTTCGAAATCATGATGAAATGACCGCAAAAATCACTTTGATTCAAACAGACAATATTAACGAAATTAACGAAATTGATAAAGTCGATTGGGAAAAGTTTGGTGAACTCATTGAAAAAAATATACATGAATCTGATTTAGAAAACGATTAAAAATTCATTAAAAACAGATTAAACCATTCGAGTTTGCTGTAAAGTAAAATTACTTGACACTCCCCCAAAACAACGGTTGAGTTTTTGTGATGGGGGTAATATTTTCAATCAGAATCACCGTTATTAATTAAATTAACTCATTTTTCAATACATAAATCATACCTAAAAGTGAGACATATCAATGTCTGTATAATTGTTTAAATGTATAATGTATATATTGTATATATATTTTACCCTTCCTGTATAGCTACCATGGTACTCATATAGAAACAAACTGAGAAACGTCTTTTTTTATTATTTTTTAAACTCGCATTGAAACGACAGCTTCACATTGAAAATATGTCGTTTCCGTGATATACTGTTTAAGAAGTTAAAGAAGGAGGTTTTTTTCGTGGAGATTAAATACGTGAACCCAAAGGACATCGTACCATATGCAAAAAATGCCAAGCTACACGATTCTAACGCTAAGTTAATAGCAAATTCCATTAAAGCATTCGGGTTCAAGCAACCTGTGTTAGTTGACGAGCAAATGGTAGTCATTTCAGGGCATGGACGATTGGAAGCATCAAAATTATTGAAATTGGACTCAATCCCAATCATTATTGCTGATGATTTAACAGAGGCTGAAATTAAAGCATACCGTATAGCTGATAATAAAGTGGCTGAAAAATCAACATGGGACAATGATTTATTGAAATTAGATATTGAAGAATTAGAATTTGATATGGTGGAATTCGGTTTTTCACAGGCTGAAATGAATGATTTATTTGATTGGAACGAACCAGAGGAAGAACCAGAACCGAAAGAAGAAAACGGCGATGCTGTTCCAATGGAGGACGATACGGTTATTATTATTCGTTGTGCATCTGACGAAGAATTAGAAGAAACATTCAATAAATTATTCGAGGAGGGTTACGATTGCAAACTGACAACGTACTAACCTCGGAGCAAACTAATTATAAATTTGACATCGTTAAAAAATCAAATGTAAAACCTACGTTCAGAGTATCGAAAATCATGGCGGACTTTGACGTACATTCTGACCACGCAACGGAGCAGTTTAAAGGTGAAATCATATTGCCCGAATCGTGGAGCATTGGAATGATAGTCGGAGGAAGCGGTACTGGAAAAAGCACTATTGGTTTTGAATTGTTCGGGAATGCCATGTTAGACAATTTCGAATACACATCGGCATCTGTAATTGACGATATGCCTAAAGGTGACGTGGAGGAAATCGAGCGAATGTTTTATACAGTCGGATTTTCATCTGTACCGTCTTGGTTAAAACCGTACTCCGTTCTTTCAAATGGTGAAAAAATGAGGGTTGATTTGGCTAGAAAAATGTTGGCATCGGACGTTATCGTTTTTGATGAATTTACTTCCGTTGTGGACCGTCAANTAGCAAAGGTTATGAGTATCGCAATTAGCAAAGCATTGAAACATTATCCTAACAAGAAATTTGTAGCTATCGGTTGTCACTATGACGTGGTAGAATTCTTATAACCTGATTGGTTATTCAATACGGACGAAATGAAACAGGTTTTTCAATATCCCCACGACCCGAACAAGCCTTCACAATTCGAAAATGCGGTCGTAACGAGTGGAGTAAATTTAGGCGTTATCACTATTTAGACACTGAACTTGCTAATTCGGCACAATGTCATGGGTTGTATCATGGGGATAAAATTATCGGTTTTATAGGTGTGTTACATTTCCCACACCCTCACAACGCAAAAATTAAACGTGTGAGCCGTTTGGTTATACTTCCTGATTATCAGGGTATTGGAATAGGTACTGCGTTCCTACGACACGTAGGGGCTATTTATAGCGATGCGGGTTTTGATTTCAGAATCACATCATCTGCTAAAAATGTTTTGCATAGTTTAAATAAATCACCAAACTGGAAATTAGAGCGATATTCACGATACAGCGAAAAAACAAAAACTGTTAGTGATAAAGCACTCGGTAAGTCAGCACGATTGAACGTTAAAACCGCATCATTCAAATATATAGGAGGAAAATCTTAATGGAAAAAGTAGAAATTTTCAAGGACTTATTCGCATCTAAGAATAAAGATGGGTCAAGAACCTTTACAAAACGTGACATTGAACGTCCTGAAGTAATAAATTTAATACGTTATTGGACGTTGAACGGTGTACGTCAACAAACAATTTATGATGGGTTGGGAAGTACCAACATCAACATGGTACAAATGGAAAGATACATCGGACAAATTAGCTTCTGCCCTTGCAATGACTCCTGATGTGGCTAATTCATTGGTCGTTAGTGCCGCGTTGAAAAATGCTACAAAAGGTGACCAACGTGCTATTGAATTTTGGTTACGAAGCAAAGACAAAGCATTCGCTATGCGCCAACCATTACCAGCAGAAACAAACGATAATGCTAAAGTAGATAAAATTGATTTATTGCTTGGCACGATTGAAGATTCACTGGACGGTGATTCTGATGCAGAGGAAAAATAATTTAAAAACGGTGTTCACGGAAAAACAAATTACCGTCCTTCAAGAATTAAAGAAAGAGGATTGGTTTATTACAACATTACATGGTGCCGTACGGTCAGGTAAAAACGTACTTAAATAACTTCATATTTTTAATGGAGTTACGCCGTGTGGCTCGGATTGCTAAAGAACAAGGTATATCGAAACCCATGTACATTCTTGCTGGGTTTTCGATGTCGTCTATTCAAGACAATATTTTGACCGAATTAAATAATGTATTCGATATTGAATTAAAGTTCGATAAGTTCGGAGCGTTCGAATTGATGGGTGTAAAAGTAATCCAAACTACTCATGGGAACAAAACGGGGGTTGGGCGCATTCGTGGCATGACAGCGTATGGTGCTTATGTGAATGAAGCATCGTTGGCAGTTGAATCAGTGTTCGAAGAAATTAAAACACGTTGTTCTGGTGTCGGAGCGAGGATTATTGCTGATACCAACCCAGACCAACCGGAGCATTGGTTGAAAAAGAATTACATTGATAAATCAGAAACGAATAACGACATGAAAGCTTTTCAATTTGTTCTTGATGATAATACTTTCCTTGATGAACGATATGTGCGTAATTTGAAAAAGGCAACACCGTCTGGTATGTTTTATGACAGAGCAATAAACGGTATGTGGGTTACGGGTAAAGGTGCAATTTATTGTGATTTTGATAAGAACATTCATTACCGCAATTCGGAGACCATGCCACAATATTTTAGTGATTATTTCATCGGGCTAGATTTCGGTTACGAGCATTGGGGCAGTTTGGTATTGTTTGGGAAATCTGACGGAGCTTATTATTTAATAAAAGAAGTATCAGCTCAACATCAACAAATAGAATATTGGGTGGAGCAATTACAAGAAATATCGTATTCATATGGTTTGGATATTCCCATTTATTGTGATTCAGCAAGACCCGAACACGTAGCAAAGATTGGGGAATCAGGATTAAACGCCATTTTTGCGAATAAATCAGTTTTGTCTGGGATTGAAACGGTTGCTGGATTATTGAAAACAGGAAAATTGTTTTTCAACGAGGACGGTATTAGTCATTTCAAAGACGAGATTTATAATTACGTGTGGGATAGTAAAACAGGAAAACCTGTTAAAATGCACGATGACACAATGGACGCCATTCGTTACGCGTTACATAGTCATTTATACAATCCATTAAAAATCACATTAGCAACCTCTCCATTTTAATTGGTGGGGCTGTTTTTGTTTGCTGTGATATGCTATACTATTCACGGACAAACCATCGTTGATTCACTGCCCGAATCGCATAATGGTGGTTTGTACTTGATATAGAAAGCGGTGTACTAATGGGACAGAACAATATAGAACGTAATGAGGTTGTCGCTTACGTCAAGGGTGTTAAGATGTTAACCAATGGCGTGTTCACGTTTCCTCGTGACGAAGATGTGACTGGTGAGGTCATTCAAGCGTTTATTGACTTACACGTAACGCATTTATTACCAACTATATTTGGAAAATGAAAATATGTATTTAGGCAAACATGACATTTTAAACAAACGACCAACAGCAGATGGGAAACCAAACAATATGATTGTAACCAATTTCGCTAAATATATCGTTGATACTTATAACGGTTATTTTATTGGTATTCCTGTTAAAACTTCAATTGATGATGAAGCCACAGATGCTTTGATTCAAGGGTTTACGAATATTAGTGATTTGGACGACAATTTCGCTGAATTATCAAAAATTATGGCTATTTATGGGCGTGGTTATGCTTTCATGTATCAAGGCGAAGATGACAGAAACGTATTTAACGTATAACAACCCGACTGATATGTTTGTGGTGTATGATGATACCGTGGCACAAAAACCATTGTTCGCTGTTCGATTTTGGCGTAATGATTGGGAAGATAATACTGTACAAGGTGAAGTGTACATGGGTAACATGAAATATGAATACCATTATAGCGACCAAGGAACAATTTTGAATGACGGGACGGTTACCACAAACCCAAGTATTCCTATTATCGAATTTATCGAAAACGAAGAACGGTATTCGGTGTTCGAACCTGTAAAATCATTAATCAACGCTTACAACAAAGCGTTATCTGAAAAAGCAGATGATTTAGAATATTTTGCTGATGCGTATATGTATGTGCTTAATGCGTTGATTGATAAAAAAAGCATCGGTGATTTACACAAAAATCGTTTGATGCAAGTAAAAGGTGATGGTTCTAATAATGTTCAATTAGGGTTTTTAGAACGCCCTGATTCTGATGGAACGCAAGAACATTTCCTTGACCGTGTGCAAAATACGATTTACGAAAAAGCAATGGTAGCAAATATCAGCGATAAAGATTTCGGGACTAACAGTGGAATCGCATTGGAATATAAAATGGAATCAATGAAGAACCTTGCTATCAATAAAGAACGTAAATTCACTACTGGTTTGCGTGAGGTATTCAAATATTGGTTCAGTGTACCTCGTAACGTGTCGGCTGGCATGGCTGGGAATTGGTATGATGTTTCTTACAAATTTACACGTAACCAACCAAGGAACGTCAGCGATGAAATCACAGCGGCTAAAAATGCAGATGGCATTCTATCTGAAGAAACACGTTTGGGCTTAATTTCAATTGTTGAAAACGTACAAGAAGAAATGGAACGCCTTGCTGATGAAAAAGAAGAAAATATGAAAAATATGATTGATGCTGGTATGCCTACTATTCCGACTGGTGATAATCCAGCAACAGAAAATCAAGAAGCGGGAACGGTTGACGGGAATGTAGAAAAAGAGGTGTAGTTAATACATGAATAAAGAAGAAATTATCGCATATTGGCAGAAACGTGAAAAATCGTATATTGAAAATGCTATCCGAGACCGTGAAACGCTTGCAAAAGCGGGTGTTACTCGGTTGGACGATTTGACAAGTAACATTGAAGCAATTACGAATGATTGGTATGTCAAATATGCGGCGGAGGAAGGTATTACTTTAAACGATGCGAAGAAACGTATTGATAAAGCGGACATTGCATCATTGCAACGTAAAGCTGAAAAATACGTCAAGAACAAAGATTTTTCCCCACAAGCCAATGATGATATGCGTATTTATAATTTGACCATGCGAATCAATCGGTTAGAATATTTAAAAGCAAGCATAGGTATAGAAATTTCCAGATTTTACTCCGAGGAAGAGGCTTTTCTACGTGAAGCCTTTGAAAAATTAGCGATGGAGGAATACACTCGCATGGGTGGCATTTTATCCAACGATATTGCTTATAATGCCAAAAAAATTGCAATGATTGTGGACGGTTCTTATCAAGCTGGAGCATTCGGTGCGGTTTGGTCGGAGCGTTTATGGGGTACGAGTAAAGTTTTGAAAGGAATACTTGACAATGAATTAACACAAGCTATTTTACTTGGTGAAAACCCACGTAAAATGGCACAACGTATACGAAAGGCAACTGGTCAATCAAAATATGTAACGGAGCGATTAGCACGTACTGAAATGGCACGAATACAAGGCGATGTGCAATTAGATTCTTATATTGAATCAGAAATTGATAAATATGTATTCATTGCTGAACCATCGGCGTGTAAACATTGTAAACCGCTTGACGGTCGTATATTTTCGATTGATAAGAAACAAATTGGTGTTAATTTTTATCCTATGCACCCTAATTGCATGTGTTCCTCTGCTCCTTATATAGATGTTGCGGAATATGAAGCTGAAGTTGCCAAATTGACAGGGAAAACTCCGAAAGTTAGAAATTCGACTAAAATAATTTCTGACATTACAAATTAATATCACAACACTTTAAAAGTTATCACTTAGTGAAATCTAAGGGGTAGCTTTTTTTTATTACTCATGCTATAATATCTTTTGTAAGGTTCCTCGATTCCTAATCGTGAGTAGTGTAAGACCAATAATTCGGACCACCAAGTCCTAAAAGAGAGAGGTTTTAAATATGCCAGAATTAACATCAAGTGAAAATATCACAACAGAGACTAACGTTGAAGGTACACAAGCTGAAGTTACAGGAGTAACGGAAACCACTGAACCTGTTGAAAAGAAAGCTGAAGTAAAAACATTTACAGAAGCCGAAGTTCAAGAAATGATTAAATCTCGTGTTCAACGTGAAAAAAAATTACAAGATGATGCTGTTAAAGAAGCCGCTAAATTGGCTAAAATGACGGCTGACCAAAAACGTGATTATGAATTTGAAAAATTGAAACAAGAAAACGAATCTTTCAAACAAGAACAAAGCAAGAGCGCTCTACGCAAAGAAGCCCGAACTCAATTGACCGACAAAGGTTTGGTAGTTAACGATGATATTATTAATCTCGTTACACAGGGAACGACAGCGGAAGAAGTGAAAGATGCTATTGATAACGTTGCGGAATTAATAAACGGCATGGTAACAGCTCAATTACAAAAAGAATTAGCTGGTTCAACACCAAAACGTACAGGAGCGGTGGTAACTGGTTCAAGCAAAGCGTTAACTAAAGATGAAATCATGCTGATTAAAGACCCAGTCGAACGTCAAAAATTGATTCGTGAAAATTTCGATTTGTTTGGATAAGAGGAGCCGCATCGTGCGAGCTTATAAAAATATAACATTAGGAGTGAATATCAATGGCAACAGCACCAACTAATCCAGAACAAAATGCAAACGTCAAAGCTGACTTTGCAAAAATTCCAGAGATTGATTTCGTCAACCAATTTGGATATTCTGTACGAAAATTAATTGAAGCATTATCTATTACTCGTAAAGTATCTATGCCGATTGGAACACAATTGACTCGATATAAAACAACTGTGGCTTTAACTGCAAGTTCGGCTGGTGAGAATGAAGTTATTCCACTGTCAAAAGCTACACAAGTTAAAGATACACCAGTGGAATTAAAATTAAATAAATATCGTAAATTAGCATCTGTTGAAGCAATCCAACAATCAGGTTTTGATGTTGCTGTTAATGATGCGGACCGTAAATTGGTTCAAGAAATTCAAAAACGTGTTCGTAAAGATTTATTCGATGGTTTAGCAAAAGGTACAGGTTCTCCTACCGTTACTGGTACAGGATTACAAGGTGCTTTGGCAACTGCGTTTGGTTTCGTGCAATCTGTATTTGAAGATGATGCGGCTGAAACAATTGTTTTCGCTAACCCAATTGACATTGCAACATATCTTGGGACTGCGGGTATTACTACCAATAGTGCTTTCGGTATGACATATTTAGAACCATTTGTGGGCGTTCGTGTTTTCAGTAACACATCTGTTCCCGCTGGTAAAATTTATGCAACTGCACCACAAAATTTAGTTGTAGCGTATGCACCTGTAAACGGTGGCGAAATTTCTAAAGCTTTTGGTGGATTTACAACTGAAGAAACTGGTTTAATCGGTGTAGCTCACGAACAAGTGAATAACACAATGAGTTATGAAACAGTATCATTCGATTCTGTTGTATTCTTTGCTGAAAACCTTGCTGGTGTAGCTACAATCACCATCACTACACCCTAGTGTTCCCCTGACAAGTTTAGGGGCGACTGCGGATAAAGAATCTGTGACAGTGGCAACAGGTGCTGGTCATACTGCTAAAATTACGCCTACATTTGTACCAACTAATGTGACGGATAAAGCTGTGACGTACACTTCTGCTGATGATACTAAATTGACTGTCAACGCTTCTGGTACGGTTACAGGTGTTGCTGTCGGTACAGGTATTGTGGTTACAGTCAAACATACTGCTTCAGGTAAAACTGCTACAGTTTCGTTTGATGTAGTATAAAAATAACAAATATAAGGGGCGAGCAATTGCTCCTCCTTATTTTTATGAAAGGGTGGTTAAATGGCGACTAATGCCGAATATATCGCAATGGTGAAACCTATTATTGGTGTGGAATTAGACGATACTAATATAGATGACGTATTATCTAGCATTTTAGATATTACAATACCCGAAGCGCTTATATGGATTCAACCGAAAACGCCCGAAATTCCTCCAGAACTTGATTTTGTTATTTCTCAAATTCTAATTATACGATATAATCGAATCGGTTCAGAAGGTAAAGTTTCAAGTTCACAAGATGGTTATTCTGAAACGTGGTACGACCGTTCAGATTTCGATAACTATAAAATTGCCATTAATGCGTAGGCAAAATATAAACGGGATTGACGGAGTTTCAGANNCCGTTCTTACTTTTATATGAGTGAACGACAACGTAGTAGTGCTGATAGGTCAAAGTGTTAACATTTTACGATGAGGACAAAGGTGTGTATGTTCCGACTGGTGAAACCACTTTAAAAAACCTGTAACGTGCAACAGTCAGCTCAACTACTTTGACCACCATGCAAATATTGTATGATGGACCGTTATTGGGTGCGTTAACTATTTTATTTCATCGTAAACCTGATTTTATTTTTAAATTCATGGAATACAATGGTGTCAGATACAAAATAGATTCGTACAAGACGTATTCTAATGGTAAAATGACTTATTACGTGAGTGAAGGGTGATTCGATGGCTAGGGGCGCTATAAACGTTAATAGTGGTGATTTAACCCGTATGCTTCACAGGCGTTCCAATCCGCAACCTGCGATTAAACGTATTACCATTTATTGGGGTACGAAATTAAACGAACAAGCGAAAAGAAACGCTGTTTTCGTCAAAGGTTATCAAACTGGTAATTTAAGACGTAGTATCATTGGAAAAGGTGAAGGTGTTGGTGGAGGTTTTAAATATAAAGTTCTTAGTCCCGTTGAATATGCTTATTATTTGGAACATGGAACTCGTTATATGGAAGCTCAACCGTACATGGGACCAGCTTTTCGTGACATTAAAGGGCAATTTCTTGATGCAATAGAAAACATAAGGGAGTTGAGTCAATGACAATTACAATTGGTGATATTAAACAAATTAGTAACAGTCAAGCCGTCTTTTCTTATGCTCGTAAAAGAGCTATCGAAATTTTCGGAGCAGATTCGGTTTATGACAATCAACTTCCGAGTGGTTCTGTTGAATATCCATTCGTGTATATTGCACAAAGTGATAGTGTCAAAGCATTTAATAAAGACGGACGTTGGCAAGATGTGCATTTAACGATTCGTGTTTATCATAATGATTCAAGCGAACGAGGTTTAGTTTCGGCTATCCTTGAAGCAATGGAAATGGCATTAACAAGTCAAACGACATACAAAGATGTGTCTATGCGTTTATCTAATGCACAGCAATTCATGAATAATGAAGATGCACAAGCGGGCGTTAGTTTTGTACATGGGCGATTGGAAATGGATTTTTCCACAAATAGATAAAAGGAGTGAATGTATATGCCAGAAGCTTTACAAGGTAAAAACCTTATTATTTTATTCCGTATTTTAAAAGATGCAACAAAGAAAACAGCTACTAAATTAGCATTTCAAACGGAACATGAATTAACTGAATCGAAAGATTCTGATTCAATCCCAACGAAAGATGGTAATATTGCGGTTCCTGGAGCACTTGAAACGGAATTGGACGTTACTTCTATCATGGCATTGGGTGACACTCTACCTGATGATTTACGAGAAGCTTTACGCAAAGGATTACTCGTTGAAATTTGGGAAGTTAACCTTGCTGAAAAAGGTACTTTGACAAATTCTTCTAAGTACAAAGCAACGTATTTTCAAGGATATGTTACTGAATGGTCACGTAACCCGAATGCTGAAGATGCTTTGGAATTAAGTATTTCATTCGTAATCAATGGTGAAGGTCAAGACGGTTTTGCAACATTGACAGAAGGGCAAGAAGCAGTGGTTCAATATGTGTTTAAAGACACTGTAATCGAAACTACGCCCTAGTGTCCCCTCGCTGACACCCAATCGCTTCAAAATAAACTGACAAACGTGTTACAGGTTCGTATCAAGGTGACATCACTAGGTTACGGGCTTTTAAAAACGGCACAGCGTTGGCTTATGGCGGAGAGCTTACAGACGGAGGTTTCACTTACTATGTGGGTGGAGGGGTTAACTTAACTGATAACCTTGAAATTCAAGGTTATAATAACATTAATGTCGCAGTTACTGATAAAATCAAAGTCGAGTTGTACTCTTGACAATTTATTTTATTAGCGTTACAATAAGTTTACCAAAGTAGATATAAATTTAAGACACACCACTAAGGCTAACGATAGCTTTGGCGGTTGTGTCTTTTATTATTTCATAGGGTGATATGTTTCACGTGAAACATGATTTCACGGTGGCGGAAACCATGTAGATATGCTATAATGTGATAGTGAGATAGTAATAAAACTAAAGGGGCAGATGAAAATGGAATTAATTATTAATAATCGAGCAGTACAACTACAAATTGGGGTTCGTTTCTTACGTGAATTGGATAAAAAGTTTTACATGGAACGTGATGGAATCAAATTTGGTTTTGGTTTACGACAAGTGCAAATTGATTTAGAAATGGGTAATTATGCGAAAATTCTTGTAGACATGATTGAAGCGGCAACACGTAATGCTGTACCGTATAAACCGACTACAGAAGATATTGAAAATTTCATTGATGAACTGGAAAACTATGATACATTATTAGATGCTTTCAGTGATGAATTAATCAATGCTAATGCGACAAAAAAAGCATGGGCGGAAATTATGGAAGAAATGACTCCACAAACTCCGCAAGTAGAGAAAACAGCACCAGTGAAGAAGAATACGAAGAAATAATCGAAAATTTAATGGTCATTTGTGGTATGCGATTACGTGAAGCTGAAAATACAACATTACGAGAATATTCGTATGAAATGTATGCTCATAATTTACGAGAATTAAATCGTATGAAAGATTCAAATTACCTTGCTTGGCAAATGCAACAAGCAAAAGCCACTAAAGAAAAAGGAAAGAAAACTGTTCCTTTTTACAAAGATTTTAAATCATTCTTTGACTATGAAAAAGCTAGGGCAGAGCTTAAAGGTCAAGTTGAAATTAAACACGACAATAAAGATTATGCCAGAGCAACATTCTTGGAATTAATGAAGAATGCTAATAGTTAAAGGAGTGATAAAATGGCAGGACAATATGATGTTGAAGCGGCGCTCACGCTACGAGACGAAGGTTTTGGAAGTGGGTTCCGTAATGCAGAAAGAACGGTAGATAATTTCGCTTCAAGTACCGAACGTTCTGGAAATTCAGTGGCACGAGCTTGGGGCGGAATGTCAAAAGGTGTTAAAACCCTTGATGGAAAAATAAACACTGCTTTTAAATCAATCGGTAAAGTAGCGGCTGTCGGTTTTGCGGCGGTTTCTGCGGCGGCGATTGGTTTTGGTGTTGTTTCAATTAAATCCGCGGCTGATGCACAAGCATTAAGCGCTCAATTTACAACCGTTTTTGGTGACATGGAAAAAGATGCTTCTAAAAATTTAAACGAAATTGCCAAACAAACGAATATTTTACCGAATCGTTTAAAAGGCTCGTTCGCTCAAATTGCATCGTTCGCAAAAACTGCGGGCATGGATACAGCATCGGCATTAGACCTTTCTAGTCGTGCAACATTAGCGGCGGCGGATAGTGCGGCGTTTTATGATAAATCAATTACTGAAGTTACTGAATCAATTCAATCTTATTTAAAAGGTAACTTTGAAAATGATGCGGCGTTAGGTATTTCCAGTACGGAAACCACTCGTAATGCGGCGGCGAACAAATTGTATGGGAAATCATTTATTGATTTAGCCGAGGACCAAAAACAATTAACTTTACTTGCCATGATTGAAGAAGGTAACCAATTATCGGGAGCGTTAGGACAAGCGGCTCGTGAGGGTAAAGGTATGGAAAACGTAATGGGTAACTTGAAACAATCTGTTACCGATTTAGCGGCGAAAGTCGGAACACCGTTTTTAGACCCATTGATGAATGCTTTTGATAAATTATCAGGAATTTTACCTGATATCGGGAAACAATTCGATGCGTTTTTTGAATCAGCAAAAGGGAAAGCGTTAATTGAACAATTTTCTGTAGCGGTCGGTTTGTTAGCAGATAAATTTATATCATTTGTTAAAAATGTTGATATAGGAGCAATTGCTAGTAAATTTGCAGATTTTACGACATATTTGGCTAATGTTGATTGGGGCGGAATTGTCGGTTATATTTCGAATTTGGTTACCAAATTTATTGAATTTGCGCCAAGTATTCCTGCTGTAACGAAAGGCATTGTAGCGTTCGTTGTAGCGATTAAATCAATGTCAATTATTATCACAATCGTTAATATTATTTCAACGTTAGCTGGTTGGTTTACTGCACTTGTAGGGTTTGTTACACCTGTAATTGCGGCGTTCACTGGTGCTGGTGGTGCTACCACTGGGTTTACGGCAGTTATTGCGGCGTTGGGTGGTCCTGTTACGCTTATAATTGCGGCTATTGTTGCTTTCGGTGCGGCGTTGGTTCTTTTATGGACTAAATCAGAAACGTTCAGAGATATTGTGAAAGGCGTATGGCAGTCAGTTCTTGATTTCATATCAAAAGCAGTCGCTGAAATTTCTTCTTTTGTTCAATCTACTTTCCAAGGATTGTTAATTTGGTGGAGAAATAATCAAGAATCAATTAAAGAAGCTGTTGATACCGCTTGGAATGCAATTATGAAAGTTGTTAAATTTGTCATGAGTGTCATTGTTCCTGTTATTCGTGGAGCATGGGAAGCGATTAAAGGCGTTACCAGTGCTGTATGGGAAATGATGAAAGGTGTCATTGAAGGAGCATTACGTGTAATTCAAGGTGTTATAAAAATCGTGACTAGCGCAATCAACGGAGATTGGAAAGGTGTCTGGGAAGGTATCGGTCAATTTACCAAAGGTATCATAAAAATTATTTCGAGCGTAGTTAAAGGCGGATTTAAAGCAATGGTAAGTGTCATTGAAGGCATATTATCAGGAATCGCTGGCATTTTCACTGGGGCTTTCGATAAAGGATTAGATGTTGTCAAAGGTTTTGGTCAAAAATTCAAAGATGCTGGTGGCGCATTAATTGACATGATTGCTGGTGGTATTTCTGGGGCTGTTGGTAAAGTCACAGATGCTATTGGTTCGGTAGTAGGAAAAGTTCGTGATTTCTTACCGTTCTCACCAGCTAAAGTAGGACCGTTATCAGATTTAGATAAATTGAATTTTGGCGGAACAATTTCTACAGGTATTTATAACGGAGAACGTGACGTTAGAAATGCTATGAATTCTATTTTATCAACACCTGATTTAGCATTTACAGGTTCCGCTTCAAGTTTGATTAATCAAACTGATGCGACAACTAAAGAAGGAGCTGTTTATCAATTTAATATAGATATGGACGTTGATGGGAGAGAATTTACACGTAGAACCATTCGTTATACAGAAGAAGAATTAAACGCTTTGCAATTGCAAAATAACCGTAACTTAGGTTTCAGAAAGTAGGAATCAAATGTATAAATTTGTAGACACAAATGAATTTCAAAATGAAATCGAATTACCTTCCGAAGCGATGACATTCAACGGTGTAACTTTTGAAAATGAAATTGAAGGTTACCGAACATTGTCGGTAGAAGGAAGAGAATTAATAGGAAGGGAATTGAACACGTTGGTCGTAGGTACGGCTGACGGTTCTTATTTGCAAAATGTGAGAATCCCAGACCGCGTGATAACAATTAATTATGCTTTATTTTGTGATTCAAATGAAGATTTTAGAAAAAANTTTAATAAATTAAACATGTTATTAAGAGGACAAGAAGTCAAATTTCATTTTGAAGATGAATCAGACAAATATTTTGTAGGTACTTTGCAAAAAGTATCAACTGTTTCTACTGGTGTAAATAATGTGATTTCTTCTTTTGAAATTTATTGCACATTACCGTATAAAACTTCTTATATACCTAAAACCTATACTTCGAGCAGTTCTTCACCTATGATGGCATTGTGCGATTTCAATACCCCTCCTAAAGTGGCGGGCAGTATTAGTAGAAAACGCTCATATATTCAAACGTAGTAGTGGTTCGACTATATTCCCTATACCATCATCGGGAGCTTGGGCTGAAAATAATCAAAATACATTATGACGGTGTGAAAGCGATAGGCGGTAGTACAGCTTCATTTTCATACAGCGGCGCCAACGCTATTACATCTACATGTTCGTCTTTTAATGTGCTGTGGGCTTTGGAAAAACAGTACCCTCAATTATTTGATAATGTTGTGACAGTTCCTCAAAAAATAGCTTTGGCTAAAAATATCATTGATAATATTGATATTATATCTTATGGACGAGGCACTAGCCCCAGTGGAAATAGGTTTTATCTCAATACGTTCAATGTTGTTACAAATTCTTGGGCTACAACTCCGGTTTCTCATAGTTCTTCCGTGATAAGTAAATTACTTTATAGTTACCATAAAGCTGATTTGTTGCTTTCAAACGATGGTTTTATACACGTTTTGACTTTCGCTGATTCGAGTAATGGTACTGTGGCTAGTTTACTTGAAATAGATTATATTTCAATTGAAATAAAACTTAAAGGTTCCACCAATGGTAAAATCACAATAACAAGCGAAGGTACTTATCCGTCACCTGTGGAATTTGAAATCGAAAACACATCGGACAACGGTTTCATTGGTTTGGTGACTGATGATGCTATTGTTCAAGTGGGTAACCCCGAAGAGGTCGATGGTATATCTGGTAGCAAAGATGAATTATTGTACGTTAATCATATAACCAGCGGTGAAATTTCAAAAGTAACATTCAATGATGGTACTTTAAGAGATTCAGAACATATCAGTTCACGCCAAAATGGAAGTATGACTTTCGCTGTCACAGGTTCAGACCAACGAACTAGAACGATTTCTGATTATTCAAACGACACTAATGACGGTTGGCATGGTCCATCTTTATCATTTAAAGTACCTAATGATTCTAATGGCGGAGTAGGAGCCTTGAAATGGAAATTAGATGTTTATTTCCATTATAAAACAATTACTGGGAGCAGTTCAGGTTTCCAAGATATGGTTGTTTCTGATGCTGATGGAGGGTTAATTATGGGTATCATTTTCAAACAGCGTTGGAGAAACTCGCCACGAGTAACTGTTCAATTTTGGGTAGGAACGAAATTAGTGTGGGAAGATGATAACAGCGATAGGTGGAACAATTTCACAGGTAGAATAATCATGGAAAAATTAGGAAGCACTCATAGATTCACATTGACTAAACTTGAATCAGGTAATGCTAATACTCAACAATATTTTTCATATGAAGATTTCACTTTGACAAAACCCGCAACCAAATTTTCATATTGGAATGGTGTGTGGGGCACTCAACTTGCAACGGATATGTCTATTTATGAAATTTTCTTCACGAAAAGATTTGTTGACACTTTCACTGATATTCCGAACATGTTTAGTGTAAATTCAATGGTGTTGATAAAATCAGATGACAACACTGTTAAAAGTTACACGCGCCCTTCTTCTAAATCTGAATATCAATTGAATTTGAATATACAAGACAGAGGCTCTCAACCGATATTGGTTGATTATGGGAAAACTGATGTGAATATTTTAGTATCACCGTTCGCTGGAAAACCTAACGTCACAGCTAAAGTTTATGAACGATTTATATAAAGGAGTGCTCAAAATGAAGTTTAAACATCAATTGTATATATTAGACCGAGCCGAAACGACTTTAGCTGTAATCGGCTCTCACATGAACGATACTCACGAAATGAGTGTTCTAACAGGTAGTTCCACGTATGTTTTTGATATAGATGCTAAAGAAGATGGTGTGGAACATTTGTTAGAGGGNAANTTAGTTACATTTAAAGATTATAAATTAAACGGTTGGTGCTTTACCATAATGAAAGTGGAAAAACGTCACGGTTCGTTACATGTATCATGTGAAAATTTAGGACTCGGATTGATAAACAAAGTAGTTGATAAATGGGAAGAACCTACAGCGCAACCTTTTTCTTATTATTTCAATAAATGGGCTAAAGATTCCGGTTGGGTCATAGGTATCAATGAGATATCAACATTATCTCGTAAATTAACATGGGAGGGTCGTTCAACATCACTTGAACGAATACTTTCGACATTGAATAGTTTCGATGAAGCAGAAATTGATTTTCAAGTTGAATTTAAAAACAATCGTATTGTGAGTCGTGTAGCTAATATTTATAAAAAACGTGGCGTGAAATTATCAAATGTCAGACTCGAATATAACGATTCAGTTCAAGACATAGTGAAAACGACTTCTTTATATGATTTTGCAACAGCACTGAATGGGGTTGGAGGAACCCCCGAAGGTGAAAATCAAGTTCCAATATCATTGACAGACTACGTTTATGACGACGGTTATTATTTCACTGTCAAAGGTGACCCGTTTTTAAGAGCTAGAATAGCTAATCAAAATTTTAACATCACTCAAACTTACCTTGAAGATTTTTACGATTATGACACATTGTCCGTCACAGAATTATTCAATCGTACTTTATCTCAATTGAAAAATAGAAGTGAAGCCGCAATAAATTATGAAGTGGAAGTTGCCAAATTTGACGATACATTAAATTTGGGTGATTATGTGGAAATAATAGACCGTGATTACAAACCGTCATTATTTTTACAAGCTCGTGTTTTAACTTTGAGAATAAGTTATACTGATAGTAAAAAAAGTACGGCTGTATTCGGTAATTACACGGTTTTAACTTCTAATATTAGCCAACAATTGAGAGACGTTCAAAACAAATTGCAAAATATTAAAAATGGTGATTCAACTTTCTATGTGGGTTCGTTATGCAGATGATGCATTGGGAAATGGAATCAGTTCTATGCCAGCTAACAAAAAATATGTAGCTTTTAAACCTGTATTGAATAGACCAGTTCCTAGTGACAATCCGTCAGATTATGCGGGTTTATGGACGTTGATAAAAGGTGAAAATGGTTCTAACGGACAAAATGGCGAGGACGGTATAACTTATTACATGTGGATTAAATACGCTGACAATGTAAACGGTGGAGGAATCAGTGATAATCCCGATAATAAAAAATTCATAGGGATTGCTACTAATAAAACAAGTCCTGTTGAATCAACTAACCCAACCGATTATGTTTGGTCGGCTATGTACGATGATGCTAAATTAAATGAATTACAAAACCAATTAAACGCCATTGTTTATCCGATTGTTTCTGAAACGGCGCCATCTTCACCTAGGGAAGGAATGCAGTGGTGGAAAACGGACGGAACAAATGATGTTGTCGGTTTCTATGTTTACAAATCAAACGCATGGGTTGAACAATCTGTTCAACAATCTGTCTTAAATATTGTAGCGTTAAATGCTATAACTATAACAGGTTCTACTATTACGGGTACAAATATTAATGGTTCTACCATCACAAACACTTTCGATGCTAATTTCAATGGCGGTAATTTAATAGGTACCACTAAACTGGATAAAGGTATCGTTGAAATTAAATTTATAAACAAAGATGACCCCACCACAACAGGATTGGTAGAATTAACACCTTTAGGTTTATCAGGTTCGATATTTGTCAATGATTCGGTTCTAAATGGTTTTGAAATTAGCAGTAGCGGCGTGGTGTTAAGACAAGGTTCTAAGTCTGTAGGTTTGACTTATGATGAATTATACGATTCGGGTTGGGTGACTGTACCAGCACAAAACGGTATGAACACCAATTGCAGAGTAATGCGTAAATTCGGACTTGTTACAATAGATATTTGGGTAAGTAATCCTACTACAGGTTCTGGTGCTAATGCTGTTTTCGGCTACGTTACCGCCAGAATTTAGACCCCCAAAAGNNATGTCGGCATGGATTGGCACAAATTCGTTTTAGACTAGGGGCAAGGCTATAGTTAAGAATAGGAGCAGACGGAACAATGAGAGTATGGTCAAGCACTAACCCCGGAGCGTCGCATAATTCTATGCCTTCATATTCCGCTAAGAATTAAAATAACACTGTAAGTGGCGAAAGCCACTTAATTGTGCTATAATTATCACGAAGTAAAATAATAGTAAAGTAGGTAATATCGTGGAATTAATTATAGAAAATTTCAAGCATATTGATGATAATTTAGCCATTCATTTATTAACATGGACGATGGTTTTTGACATTTTAACAGGGTATGCTAAATCAGTCGTATGGGGTGTGACTGATAGCAATGTGGGTTGGAAAGGATTAATAAAACACGCTCTTGTATTCGCATTTTTTTTAATTTTATATCCGTATGCACAAGTATTTGGTTGGGCGCAATTCGTAAATATTTTATCCATGATTTACGCTGGTAATTATGTTATCTCAATAATGGAAAACTTTGGTGTAATGGGAATTTACGTTCCTAAATTTCTTGAAAATAAAGTCAAAGCCGAAATTAAACGATACGAACAAATGGCAGAAAACCTCATTGTCGAGAAAACCAATGAAACCATCAAGAAAGATGACGGAACAATTACCAACATTGAAATCAAAACAGAAATACACAACAACAAGGAGGAAGAAAAATGACAATTAAACCTAATGTAATAGACATTTCAAGTCATCAAGAAAACAAAATCAATTTTAAATCACTTTATTCTCAAGGAATCCGCGGTGTTATTGTTAAATTAACAGAAGGTACAACTTATAAAAACCCTTTTGCTGAAGTACAAATAGCTAATGCTCGTGAAGCAGGAATGGTTATTTCAGTTTATCATTGGTTATCTAATGGTGATACAGCCGTTGCTGAAGCTAATTTTTTCATGTCCGAAGCGAATCGTTTGGGTTTACCTAAATCAACTGTAATGGTTTGTGACGTTGAAGATAGCAAATTATCAATAGATGTTGCTGATTTAACCAATAAAATTAATTTATTTTTCACCACTCTTAAAAACGCTGGTTTCGGAAATGTTGATATTTATGCCAACACTTATTGGTTAAAATCACGTATCAACACGCCTAAATTAATTGCTAAAAACATTTGGAATGCAAATTATCCAAGTGTTCCGGTTGAACCAGATTATCCTTGCGGGTTATGGCAATTTACAGATGCGTATCGTTTTGATGGTCACCCATTCAATATTGATGCTAACATCGATTATAACGGTTTCTACACCAATAAACAAAACGTTACGGTAAAACCTAACCCAACACCCGAAAAACCAGTACAACCGTCAACAGGCACGTATACTGTGCAATCAGGTGATACCTTGTCCGAAATAGCTCAAAAATTTGGAATGTCTACCAATGCTTTAGCTAGTTTAAACGGTATTTCGAACCCTAACATGATTAATATTGGTCAAGTGCTTAAAGTGACAGGCAATGCTCGTATTTATACAGTACAATCGGGTGATGCGTTAAGCGTGATAGCACAACGTTTAGGCGTTAGCATGGACCATCTTATTAATATGAATGGTATTTCAAACCCTGATTTAATTTTTGCAGGTCAACAGTTGAAATATTAATTAGCATGTGATATATTAATAATGTTGAATGAATGATACCACCAGAATCAAACGTTTAACAAATACGAACTATATCCGATTACTCAATCACTACTAGCCATATGTTAGTGATTGAGTTTTTTTATAGACAAACTGTGATAATGATGTTATAATTGGTTTATGAAATCCTCTCAAATTTCATACCTTCTGTATTTTGTGTTTTGTGCGTGGTATCTCGAATACTGTATTTTCTTAGAAATTCTCCTTTCGGACTCAACTTGATTAATTTCAGGTTGAGTTTTTTTTGTTGTATATTGAAGTTTATTTTCAAACTTTTCATTTTTTCAAACTTTGTTAAACCACTGAAAGTCAAGTGTACCAATGAAAGTATAATGGTTTAATTGTTTAATGTAATTTAATGTATTAAAGGCTTTAGCCTCCTGTATAGCTAGGTAGGTAGTTGTATAGAAACAAACGAAGAAAGCACATATTTTATTATTTTTTAAACTTTTTGAAAAAAAGATGAGTTTACCCTCTTGTATTATATTTCATAGCGTGATATATTAGTGTAGTAAACAACGCAACACATTAACAAACGCCCATACGATGCAATACAAAACACAAATACAAACCAAAAGGGGATTATTAAAATGACAACCGAAGAAATGCAAGCAATCGAAATCGCAAAATTAAAAGAAGCAAATGAAGTATTGAAAGAAAAATTAAATGAAAATGCTGATAACAAAAACGAATTAGTTAATAAAATTATGGATTTGAAAAAAGAATTAAATGAAGCAAAGGTGGAAAATGTTGAAGCGAACAAAATTATCATTAATCAAAATTTGAGAATTGATTCTTTACAATCAAATGTAGACCGTAAATCAAGATTGAAAGTGAAATCAGCAGAAAAAATTAATGAATTGATTGCTAAAAATGAATTGTTAGAGCAAAATTTATACAACACTAACGAGGAATTGAAATATCGAATAGCAAGAGTTGATGTAATCAAAGGGGAAATGGAAGAAATAAAAAAAGAAAATCAAGTGATTCACACAGCTTTATATGAAGAACAAGAAAAAAA